AAGATTACTTCTCTCTGCAGAGAGGGAAATAATTTTGTAGGAAAAGCAACCCTACTATCAACTCCTATGGGTAAAATCGCATCATCATTAATTGATGAAGGTGTAAAACTCGGAGTATCTTCTCGTGGTGTCGGATCACTCAAAGAAGACATTCATGGTTGTAAAGTAGTTGGAGATGATTTTCAACTAGCAACTGCTGCTGATATAGTAGCAGATCCTTCTGCACCAGACGCATTTGTGAATGGAATTATGGAAGGAAAAGAGTGGGTTTGGGAAGGTGGAATCCTTCGTGAGCAACTCGCAGAAAAGACCGAAAAGCGTATTAATACACTTGTCGATCAAAAAAGACTTGAAGAATACAAGTTGAACTTATTTAACGATTTCTTATCAAATCTATAAGTTCTATAAATAATATCAGATTTTACAAAAATCAATTAGCCCTTGGTAGCAATTTACAAAAAATGGATAACGTAGTAACCAAAAACGCCAAGCCCGCAGAACCAATGGTATCTGGCGGTGCACCATATGAGGATCTAGGTGGACCTACACCTACGAACTCAAAACCAGACGACAACTCTAATATGTTAAAGATACCTGAACTGGCATCAGTTAAGGACATCGTTAACTCAAAAGCAGCAAAAGGAGACCCAATGCCTAAACCAATGATGGCAGGTAATGAGCTGGAAGGAGATGTTGTTGCTGAAGATGAGGCTCCTGCAACTGATGAAGTTGTAGCAGAAGAGGAAACTACTACAGACGAAGTAGTTGCTGAAGAGGAAACAACTGAGGAAGAAGTTGTTGCTGAAGAAGAGGATTATAAAGTGGACGTTGAGCAAGACGTTCAAGCACTCTTTGAAGGCGAAGAACTTTCAGAAGAGTTTCAATCCAAGGCAAGAACAATTTTTGAAGCTGCAATTAAAGAAAAGGTTTCAGAAATTAAAGAGAATTTGCAGACCGCATACGAGCAAGCACTTGTTGAAGAGGTAGCAAGCGTAAGAAATGAGTTAACAGAAAGAGTTGACGCATATCTTGAGTACGTTGCCGATGAGTGGATTCAAGAGAATCAATTGCAAGTAGAATCAGGTCTCAAAACAGAAATGACTGAATCCTTCCTAGAAGGCATGAAGTCGTTATTTGAAGAACATTATGTATCAGTCCCTGAAGACAAATATGATGTGCTTGAAAGCATGGTAGATAAACTTGATGAAATGGAGAGTAAACTCAACGAGCAAATAGAAAGAAACGTTGCTCTAAATCAAAGACTAGCAGAATCAACTTCTGATGTCATCTTAGCAGATGTAAGTGAAGGTCTTGCACTTTCTCAGAAGGAAAAACTCGCTTCTCTTGCCTCAAATGTTGAGTTTGAAAGTGAAACAGACTATCGTGAGAAACTAGAAAAGTTGAAGGAATCTTATTTCCCATCAAAAACTAGTGCTCCAAGTGCTCACTCAGAAACCATATCTGAGGGAACTCAAGTGGATAGTCCACGACAAGTTTCTTCCGCAATGGAAGCATACATGCAAACTCTGGGTAGAGTTGCTAAAAAGTGATCTTTAAATTATAAATTTCAAACTAATTCCTTAAAAGGTAAAACAAATGCAAATGCCTAGCAATGAGGTTTTGCAGGAGAAGTGGGGACCACTCCTTAACTATGAAGGTATAGACCCAATCAAAGATGCACACCGTAAGGCGGTTACTGCACAACTCCTAGAAAACCAAGAAATTGCACTTCGTGAAGAAAAAGAATTCTTACATGAAGCTGCTCCAACTAACTCAGTTGGAAACGGAGGTTTCACCTCTTCAGGTGGTCAAACAGTAGCAGGTTTCGACCCTGTATTGATCTCCTTAATCCGTCGTGCTATGCCTAACTTGGTCGCTTATGACCTAGCAGGTGTACAACCAATGACTGGACCTACTGGACTCATCTTCGCAATGAGATCTAGATTCTCCACTCAGGACGGAACAGAAGCACTATTCAACGAGCCAGATACATCATTCTCCTCACAGAATAACAGCAGTAACCTAACAGCAGGTATGACTGGTGGTGCAGTTGGTTTCGGTACAACTGGTGGTACTGGTTTAACAAATGCTTCAAACCCAGCTGCTCTTAACCCAGAAGGTTCTCAGACTGCAACAACCTATCCAGTTGGACAAGGTATGCGTACTGATAACGCTGAGGCAATGGGCGATGCTACTGCTAATGCTTTCAACGAGATGGCATTCAGCATCGAGAAAGTTACTGTGACTGCGAAGTCCAGAGCTCTCAAAGCTGAGTACTCACTAGAACTAGCTCAAGATCTTAAAGCAATCCACGGATTGAATGCTGAAGCAGAACTTGCAAACATTCTTTCAACAGAGATTCTTGCAGAGATCAACAGAGAAGTTATCAGAACAATCTATAAGGTTGCTGAGTCTGGTGCACAGACAAACGTTGCAACAGCAGGTGCTTTCGACTTAGACACAGATTCCAACGGCAGATGGTCAGTTGAGAAGTTCAAAGGTTTGATTCTTCAAATCGAAAGAGAGTCAAACGTAATTGCTAAAGAAACACGTAGAGGTAAAGGTAACTTTATTATCTGCTCATCAGACGTAGCATCTGCATTAAACGCAGCTGGTATGCTTGACTATACACCTGCATTATCTGCATCACTAACAGTTGATGACACAGGTAATACATTTGCTGGTGTGTTAAACGGCAGAATCAGAGTTTACATTGATCCGTATGCAAATACAGACTACATCAACGTAGGCTATAAGGGAACTAACCCATACGATGCAGGTATCTTCTATTGCCCATACGTACCATTAACAATGGTAAGAGCAGTAGGAGAAGATACTTTCCAACCAAAGATTGGTTTTAAAACCAGATATGGAATGGTATCAAATCCATTTGTCGACACAGGTAATATGTCAGGCAGAGATGGATTAGCCGCAGTTAAGACTAACCAGTACTACAGAATATTCAGAGTTGATAATATTCTAGGTGCCTAAATCTTAGCACTTTTTAAAAGAGGAGCGCTCTGCTCCTCTTTTTTTTGATATAAATAACATTATGGCATTAACAACAAACTTCAATTATCTTCAGCCGACAGGCTTTAAACTCGTAATCGATAGAACAAACTATCCTAACTTGGATTATTTTGTTCAAGACTTTACGCATGCAGGTGTCATTATGAACTCTGCAGATTTAGCTTTTCGTAAAGTAGCTGCAGTACCAATGCCCGGCGATAAGTTAACTTATAACGAGATGCTAGCAAATATAATACTAGATGAAGATATGAAGTCATATACAGAAATGCACGACTGGATGAGAAGAGTATTAGACCAAGACAATGTTAATCCAACTCAAAGGTTTCAAAATGCAGCGTTACCACCAAGCTCTGCTGATATAACTCTTTCGATACTCAACAGTTCAAATCAACCGATAGTAAGAATCAAATATAGAGACGCAATACCTGTTGCTTTAACTGACATACAGTTTCAAACAACTGGTGGTGGAGATTCATTCCTAACTTTCGGTGCATCATTTAGATTTACATACTTTGACATACTTAAAAAGAACCCTACAACTGGAGCTTTTACTGAATCATTTACTGTTACAGGCAACGTAGTCGGTAATAGATAATATATATTATTGGAGACATTATGATAGACTTGAAACAAGTCCACGAAACGTGGCAGAGAGATTGTGTTATTGAAAGTACTGATTTAGTACACACCTCAAGACAAACACCAATACTACATTCCAAATATTTACAACACTGGTCTACTGCAAAGTTAGAATTAAAACGTGCAGAGATGGAACAAAAAACTTTATTGAAAGATAAGTGGCTTTATTATAATGGTAAGATGGATAAAGAAACTATAGAAACAAAAGGTTGGGAACCAGATCCTTTTGATGGATTAAAAATATTAAAAGGTGAAATGGATTACTATTATGACAGCGATCCTGAAATACAAAAGTCAGAAGAAAAAGTACAATATTGGAAAACAGTTTTAGAAACATTATCAGAAATAATAGACAACTTAAAATGGCGACATCAAACAATATCAAACATAATAAAATGGAAACAATTCGAGTCAGGAAACTAAATCACGCAGTATTACAAATAGATTGTAATAGTGGCACAAGTGCTGAACTAAGAGACTTTTTTTCTTTCTATGTTCCAGGGTATAAGTTTATGCCTGCATATAAGAATCGCGTATGGGACGGTAAGATAAGATTATACAATCAAATCACAAGTGAGCTGCCGGCAGGTTTGTTTCCACAGGTATTAAAATTTGCAGAATCAAGGGAATATGAAGTTGAGGTACTTGAAAGCGATTATGGAAGTCCAAACATTGGTAATCCAATCGACGTTGATATGTTAATGGCTTTTATAGAAGATTTAAATATGCCACACATAATAAGATCATATCAGTTTGATGCAGTGGCAACTGGCATACAAAGAAAGAATGCGATATTACTATCACCTACTGGTTCAGGTAAGTCGCTAATAATATATGTTTTAGTGAGATGGTATTTAGAAAATTATAAAGATAATGTCTTAATAGTTGTTCCTACAACTTCGTTAGTCGAGCAACTATATACAGATTTTAAAGACTATGGTTTTGATGTAGAAAATAATTGTCATAGAATATATTCAGGAAAAGATAAGAACACTGACAAAAGAGTCTTAGTTAGTACTTGGCAATCAATTTATCGTTTACCTCACCAATGGTTCGAACAGTTTGGTGCAGTATTTGGTGATGAGTGCCATGGTTTTAAATCTAAGTCACTAACATTAATTATGAATAAATGTAAAGAAGCTGAATATAGATTTGGAACGACAGGAACTTTAGATGGTGCGCTAACACACGAATTAGTACTACAAGGATTGTTTGGTAAAATATATCGAGTTACAAGTACAAGGCAACTTCAAGATGACGATACTCTTGCAAAGTTAATGATACAAAGAATAGTATTAGAATATGACGATAATATAAGAAAAGGATTTGGCAAACAGACTTATCAAGATGAGATACAACACATTGTAAACTATCAAAGGAGAAATAAATTTATTCGTAACTTAACTCTAGATTTAAAAGGTAACACACTAGTTTTATATAATTATGTAGATAAACACGGCAAGCCATTATATAATCTTATAAAAGAAAAAGCAAATGAAAGCCGCAAGATTTTTTTTGTATCTGGAGAAACAGCAACATCTGATAGAGAAGGTATAAGAGCGATCGTTGAGAAACAAAAAGATTCAATAATAGTAGCGTCACTTGGCACATTTAGTACCGGTATAAATATTAGGAACTTACATAATATTGTGTTTGCTTCTCCTTCTAAATCACAAATACGTGTGTTACAAAGTATAGGTAGAGGATTAAGAAAAACAGATGATAACAAAGATACAACGCTTTATGATATCGTGGATGATATAAGTTGGAAGTCACGAAAAAATTATGGAATATTACACGGTGATGAAAGACTTAGAATCTATGGTAGAGAAAAATTTAACCATAAAACATTTAAAGTAAAACTATGAAAGAAAATATAAAACATTTAAAGCTTACTAATAACGATGAGATAGTTTGTGAGTTAGTTAATTATCCAGATAGTGATGAAGGCGATGAAATAGTAATTAAACGAGCTTTAAAAATAATAACTGTTGAAGATTACTTTCGCGGTTTTAGATTTTTTGCATTCAGACCATGGCTATCATTTCAAGATGATCCTGCCACTTTACAATCTTTAAACGCTTCGCATATTATTGTAACTGCGAACCCGTCGCCAGATATGTTGAAGTATTATAAAGCAACAATAAGAGCCATAAATGCAGAGATTAAAAAACATGGTAACAGAAGAAAAGCGTATGAAAACTTAGATGAGATACAAAAAGCTGTAGCAGAATTAACCGATGAAGAAATGGAAGACTTTTTGGCAGAAAAGTATGGAAAGCAAATGCCAGAAGAAGAAACATACGGTAACGATTCAGATAATGGTAATGTGATAAAGTTCAAGCCTCGACCTAAAACTGTACACTAAAGGGTATATCCTTCCCTCTCCAGTATATAATACTATTTTATCACATTTTTTATGTTTTGTAAACAATTTTTTTCGTCACTAAGAGAAAAAATTAACTATGTACTTTTACACAGAATAGTGTATAATATTATTAAAAGGTGGAAAAATGGCACGTAAAAAAAGTATTCATTATGTGAATAATGCTGATTTCTCTACTGCTGTCGTCAGTTATGTCGAGAAAGTAGAAAATGCAAGAAAAGAAGAAACAGATATTCCAAAAGTTCCGGACTATATTGCTCAATGTTTTTTAAGAATAGCAGAAGGATTGTCACACAAAGCAAACTTTATTCGATATACTTATCGTGAAGAGATGGTAATGGATGCAGTTGAAAATTGTTTAAAGGCAATAGGTAACTATAACTTAGAAGCTGCAACTCGAACAGGTAAACCGAATGCATTCGCATACTTTACACAAATAACATGGTATGCTTTTTTACGTAGAATAACTAAAGAGAAAAAACAACAAGAGATAAAACTTAAATACCTTACAAAATCTGGTGTCGAAAGTTTTGTTGATGTCGGTTCAGAAGGTGTTGGTGCAAATCAGGCTTCTTTCTTTGTAGACACATTAAGAGATAGAATACAAAGAGTAAGAAATACAGATAACGAAATGAAAGAGATAGTAAAAAAAGAAAGAAAGAAAAGGAAAGTGAAGATAGCAGACTCAGACTTATCAGAGTTTTTACAATGAAGATAGCAATACTTAATGATACACATTGTGGTATCAGAAACTCTTCTGAAATATTTTTAGATAATGCAGAAGATTTTTATACAAATATATTTTTTCCAGAATGCGATAAAAGAAACGTAAAACAAATACTACATCTTGGTGATTATTACGATCATCGTAAGTTTGTAAATTTTAAAGCACTAAATCAGAATAGAAGAGTATTTTTAGACCAAGTAAGAAAAAGAAACATGATGATGGATATTATACCAGGTAATCATGATACTTACTATAAAAATACTAACGAACTTAATTCATTAAAAGAATGTTTAGGACATTATATGAATGAAGTTCATATCATCATGGAACCTACAGTAATGAAATATGGTTCTTTAAGTATGGGTTTACTACCGTGGATATGTCCAGATAATTATGAGCAGTCAATGAATTTTATAAAAGACTGTAAAGCAGATTGGTTAGGCGCTCATCTAGAATTAAATGGTTTTGAATTTGCACTTGGAATAAAAAGCACGCATGGTATGGATGCAAAGTTATTTTCGAAGTTTGAACAAGTAATATCAGGTCATTTTCATACAGCATCACAACAAGGTAATATTTGGTATCTAGGTAATCCTATGGAATTTTTTTGGTCAGATGCACATGACCCTAAATATTTTCATATACTTGATACTGAAACTAGAGAAATAGAAAAGATAAGAAATAATTACACATTATTTGAAAAAATTGTTTACAATGACAAAGAAATAGATTATAATAATTATAATAAAAATTTATCAAAAAAGTTTGTAAAAGTTGTTGTAGCAGAAAAGACTGATCCTTTTACGTTTGATAGGTTTATTGATCGCATTCAAAATCAAGACATATATGAATTAAAGATAGCAGAAAACTTTAATGAGTTTATGGGTGCAAATGTTGACGATGAAGATATGAATTTTGAAGATACAACTGAGATAGTTGATTCGTATATTGAAGCAGTTGACACTGATTTAGATAAAGATAAAATTAAAATACAAATGCGTGAATTAATGACAGAAGCACAGGCACTTGAAATAGCATGATAATTTTTAAATCGATTAAGTATAAAAACTTTTTGTCGTCTGGTAACTCTTTTACAGAGATACATCTTGATAAAGATAAATCTACATTAGTAGTTGGTCATAATGGTGCCGGTAAATCAACAATGCTTGATGCTATATCATTTGCGTTGTTTGGTAAACCTCATCGTAAGATTAGTAAGAACCAACTTATCAATTCAATAAACCAAAAACAAGCTGTCGTTGAAGTTAAATTTACAATCGGTAAAGCAAACTTTAGAATACTTAGAGGAATAAGACCTAATATATTTGAAATATGGAAAGACGGTACGATGATTAATCAATCGTCACACGCCATGGAATACCAGAAGATTCTAGAACAAAATATTTTGAAACTCAATCATAAGAGTTTCCATCAGGTAGTTGTGTTAGGAAGTTCTTCTTTCATACCTTTTATGCAACTTAATGCTGGACATCGTAGGA